AGAGACTAGAGATCAAGCAAAGACATTTATCTACGCTCTGATCTTTGGCGCTGGGGCGGCAAAGCTAGGTAAGATAGCCGGGGGTACACAGCACACAGGTGTCAAGCTGAAGACTAAGTTCTTCAAAGAGATTCCTGCACTGAAGAAGCTGATAGACGCCGTAGTGTTTAAAGCTGAAGATCAAAAATATATTATTGGACTTGACGGCAGGAGATTACCTGTACGCAGTCCACACTCCTCATTGAATTTATTAATCCAGTCCGCTGGAAGCCTGATCTGCAAGCGTTGGCTTGTCGAAATGGAGAAAGCTGTAGTCAGGAATGGTTGGAGAGAACGATGCCACCAAGTGGCATGGGTTCACGATGAGACACAGTGGGAGTGTGACGAAGAATTAGGAGATCATTTTGGAAGAATGGCAGTTGCAGCAATTAGAGATGCTGGAAGATACTTTGAAATCAGAACAAGACTCGACGCTGAATACAAGGTCGGAAAAACTTGGGCTGAAACCCATTAGTCCACAGTGGCTGGCGGGATATTTAGACGGCGAAGGTTGCTTCTCAATACCAAAAGGCAACCGACAACCAGAAGTAAAAGTAAGCTCTGCAAACTATGACTTGTTATGTACCTTATTCCACCACTTAGGTGGTTCTTTCTACAATCATGGTTACCCTACTAACACACGCAGAAAGTCATGGTCTTGGGTTGTGCGCGGTAAGGAAGCAATAGACGTAGTTGTATCTGTTCTGCCTTACCTAAGAGAAAAACAAAACCAAGCAGTTGCACTTTTGGCATGGGAAAGGGGTCAGGTAGAACGCAATAAGGTTCTTAAAGAGTTTATTACGGACGAGAAGAAAACACACTACGAACATTTAGAAAGGAAGTAAATGAAGCTATTGATTGATGGCGACATTGTTGCTTATCGCATTGCTGCATCAAATGAAGAACCAGTGGAGTGGGACGATAATCTGTGGACCCTTCACTGTGATGCAGATCAAGTAAAAACGGAGATTGATAACTACTTTGCTTGGCTGAAAGAACTTATCGAAGAGTCGAGTGGAAGAATGACTATCGCCCTAACAGGAAAGGAAAATTTCCGTAAAGACGTTTGTTCTACATACAAAGCAAACAGAAAGAACACTCGCAAACCTGTGTGTCTTCAAGCTGCAAGGCAACACATGATGGATTACTACGATACTCGTATGTATTCAGGAATAGAAGCCGATGACATATTGAGTATGTTTGCAAACGATAAGACTATTATCGTCAGTCCAGATAAAGATTTACGACAAGTACCGGGGCATCACTTTATTGATGGTGATCTGGTGAAGCTTGAAGAAGACGACTGCATACGCTGGTTCTATAAACAAATACTTACTGGTGATACCGCAGACAACTACAAGGGTTGTCCCGGTATAGGACCTGTGAAAGCTGACAGAATACTCAAAGAAGAGACAGACCCAGTAGCACTTTGGGAAGCGGTAGTTACTACCTTTGAGAAAGCAGGTCTTGAAGAAGAAGATGCCCTAGAGAACGCAAGGTTAGCGTACCTTCTGAAGCAGGGTGATTATAACTATGAAACACAAGAGGTCACTTTATGGACACCGCCAGTAAGTCAATAAGCATACAGATGCAGCAAGCGGCAGAAGAAGCGTTGTTTAAGAACTATAATACTTCTTCTATATCGGAAGAAGATAGCCGCGCATACGAAGAAGCTGCGGATAAAGAACGCACAAAAGATATTTGGCAAAAACAAGCAGAACTTTTCGATGAGATCAGCGCACCAAAGCATTATGCACGTTGGAAGGTACAGCCAATAGAGTTTATCAACGCTAACTCATTAGAGTTCTGGCGAGGCAATGTAATCAAATACGTTATGCGAGCGGGTTTCAAAGGTGAAAGCTGGGAAGAAGAGATCCAAGACTTAGAGAAAGCTAAAGAATACATCAACATGCGTATTAAAGATATCAAAGGTGAGCCTCTTGTCTAAGAACCCTATTCCGTTGGCTAAGTCTTTTGAGGAGTGCCAAGGTCATTTTTCTGAACTCGGTAAGTGCATCTCCGCAACACTTGTTACAATGTATAGGTCTAAAAATCCTACTCATAAAGAAAAACAGAATATGAAAATCGGCATGGAAGCCATGCAGAAATCCCTTGAACAACTAGCAGATAACTTACGGGAGCTTTGAGTGTTTCGATCTAATACAAATCCAATGTTCCGCTCAAAGTTTGCGGAAGATATATTCAACCACAAGTATCGACATGAGGGTGCAGAGACATTCAGCGAACTAGCTAAGACGCTGGTTGAAGATGTTTGTCAGGAGTATCTAACAACAGACGAGAAAGAAGCTCTCACTGAAGCAATAGCTGCCCTAAAGTTTATCCCCGGTGGCCGGTATCTCTACTACGCTGGTCGCGACAAGAAGTTCTTCAACAACTGCTACCTGTTGAAGTCTTCTGAAGATACCCGTGAGTCATGGTCTAACCTTGCTTGGAAAGCTGCCTCCTGTCTGATGACAGGGGGTGGCATCGGTAACGATTACTCAGTGTATCGTTCTAGTGGTACGCCTCTGAAGTCTACTGGTGGTATGGCAAGCGGACCTCTGCCCGCCATGAAGTTTGTCGATCACATTGGTGGAAGCGTCATGCAAGGCGGGTCACGGCGATCAGCTATCTATGCCTCATTGAACCACAAGCACGGGGACATCGAGGACTTCCTCGTTGCGAAGAACTGGGACGAGATGCCTGTCGGCGACATCACAATGGCACAGGCGAAAGAACAAGACTTCAACTTCAAGTGTCCACTCGACCATACCAACATTAGCGTGAACTACGACACTGCATGGCTAATGCAATATTGGAACACGGGAGAACTTGGAGACGTATTCGTTAAGAACGTAGAGCAAGCTCTGCGTACAGCGGAACCCGGTTTCAGTTTTAACTTCTTCGATAAAGAAGATGAGACAGCGCGAAATGCCTGTACTGAAGTTACCAGTGCCGATGACAGTGACGTTTGTAATTTAGGTAGCATGAACCTTGGGAGAATAGACGATTTAGATGAACTACGAACTATTACGGAGTTGGCTACGAAGTTCCTCATATGTGGAACACTTCGCGCTGAACTTCCATATAAGAAAGTTTATGAAGTACGAGAACAAAATCGAAGACTCGGGCTTGGACTCATGGGCTTACACGAATGGCTTATTAAAAGAGGCTCGAAGTACGAAGTTACACCGGAGCTTCATAAATGGCTGGGGATTTACGAGGGCGTATCTGACACTATCAGCCGTTCTTTTGCTGACGCTCTGTCTATTAGCCGCCCTGTTGCCAATCGCGCCATTGCTCCCACGGGTTCGATAGCAATCGTTGGAGGTACGTCCTCCGGTATCGAGCCTCTATACGCCGTTGCCTACAAACGTAGGTATCTCAAGGGAAACAAAAGGTGGCACTACCAATACGTGATTGATTCAACCGCACAGGAAATGGTGGAGCTTTATGATGTTAAGCCTGACGATATTGAGTCCGCACTCGATCTCGCAGAGGACTACGAGCGCAGGATCAAGTTTCAGTTCGATGTTCAGAAGTACGTGGATATGTCGATTAGTTCGACAATCAATCTGCCGAAATGGGGAACAAAACTAAACAACCCTGATACGGTAAAGCCGTTTGCGGAAACTTTAGCTAAGTATGCTCACGGTTTACGAGGGTTCACTTGTTACCCTGATGGAGCCAGAGGTGGGCAACCTTTGACTCAGTGTAGCTATTCAGAAGCTATCGATAAACTTGGCGAAGAATACGAAGAAAGCATCGAAACTCACGATATTTGTGAGATCAGCGGTCATGGTGGTGTTTGTAATGTGTAATTTAATGACAACTAAAGAAGGAAACCTGTTTTGGACCCAGAATTACCAGACACAGTCGATGATTTAATTAAATTATTAGACAAGGTTTTCCCTGAGTTATCTCCGCGAAATACTGATTCACTGAGTGAACTATACTTCCAAGGTGGTCAAAGATCAGTAGTTCGCTGGTTATTACAATTACAAGAGAGGACAAGCTAATGTGCATGGGACGTTCCGCACCCGCTCCTGCGCCTCTTCCCCCTGTGGTTCAAAAAGACCCAGAGCCAGCGCCTATCCTAAAACTTAGGAAGGATGACGGTACGGAAGAAACAGTAACGGATAGAAAGGATGTAGCGCAAGATACTGGCGCAGCATCGTTGTCTATACCGGGCGCTGGTAAGAAGAAGAACCCGGCAGTATCCGTATAATGCAGCAAGGCTGTAAGTCTCGCTACAATAAGCTAGAAGCAAAACGAGAGTACTACTTAGATAGAGCGCGGGAAGCCAGTGAACTCACTATTCCCGCCTTGTTACCCCCAGAGGGTTTCTCCTCATCCAATTCTATCTACACACCTTACCAATCCGTAGGGGCTAGAGGTGTTAATAATCTAGCCAGTAAGCTCTTAATGCTTCTGCTTCCACCTAACGTACCTTTCTTCCGTATGATGCCTGACTCTGAATCCGCACAGGAGTTAGAAAAGGCACCACAGATTAAAGCAGAGGTTGAAGCGTCTTTAAGCAAGATTGAGCGAGACGTTATGGACGAGATCGAAGCAACAGCTATTCGTGTTTCGGTCTTTGAAGCTCTGAAACATCTCATCGTTACTGGTAATGTTCTTATTCATTTACCAAAAGACGGCAGACTAAAGGTATTTCCTCTCACCAACTATGTCTGCCGTAGAGACCCAAATGGCGAAGTTGTTGAGATTATCGTCAAAGAACTAGTCTCTAAAGAGGCACTGGGTGGACCGCCCCCTGAGAACGTCTATGACGGTCCTAATAGAATAGAGAACAGCTACAACAATGCTGACGCTGTTCCCTTGTTCACCAAAGTGATTAAGATCGGAGACAAGTACCAAGTTTACCAAGAACTTGATGATCAGATACTAGCAGACTCTTACGGTGAATATCCTGCCGAAATGCTCCCTTGGCTGGCGTTGCGTATGGTTCGCATCGATGGCGAAGACTACGGCAGAAGCTTTTGTGAAGAAGTTCTTGGTGACCTCAAGAGCTTAGAAGCACTGACACAGGCTCTTATTGAGTTTAGCGCAGCGGCTTCTAAGCTTGTCTTCTTAGTGGCTCCTAACGCTACGACAAGAAAGGCCGATATAGCAGACGCCAATAACGGTGATGTTATTACCGGCTCCCCTAATGACGTTCAGGTCTTGCAGACTGAAAAGTATCAAGACATGCGCGTTGTTCTAGACTCAGTTCAGCGTATCGAAGAACGGTTGAAGTTCGTTTTTCTCCTTAACGAATCCATCCAACGACAAGCAGAACGAGTTACGGCGGAAGAAATCCGCTTTATGGCTAACGAGTTGGAAACTGCACTCTCCGGTGTTTACTCTCTCCTCTCCGTAGAGTTTCAGCTTCCTCTCGTTAGTGTCCTCATTAAGAGGATGCAGTCCAAAGGTCAGATACCAGCGATACCCAAGGGTGCCGTTAGACCTGTAATTGTCACAGGCACTGCCGCATTAGGCAGAGGTAATGACCTACAGAAACTAAAGAGTTTCTTAGCTGACCTTATCCAATTAACAGGCGCATCACCACAATCTATCCAGCGTATTAACTCTGGTGATCTTATCAAACGACTGGCT